CAACAACTTGGAGAGATTTCTACATTCATTGATAACGCATTGAAGACTCAAACTAATGAAACAAAGAAAACTGTAGATCTTAGAGATGGGGTTCAAGTTCAAATAGGAGATCAGTCTGGAATTAGATACATTGGTGGACAACCAGTAAGCAAAGGAGCGATAAACTCTGATGTATTCAACTCGATGTACCAGAAGGAGACTAAGGCTGAAACCGAGGCGATGGGTATTCCATTTGTTTCTCAAGCTCCAGTTGCGCTTGGACAAACTTACGAGGTCGCTCCAGTTGAGGGCGTTGAAGCGCGTCCAGAGGTTTATGCTCAAGCTGTTAAGGAAAAGCCAAGTAGAGCGCAAGAAGCCCTTCAAATGATTCAACAAGCAAATAAGTTGATTCAATCTGGAGACAGGGCTGGAGCGGCAGCTGTAATGCAAGCACTACAATTCCAAGACCCATTTTATGGCGGTGCTAGAATTACTCCAGAAAATGTTGGAGAGTATTTCATTTCCCAACCAGAATCAGTAGGACTAGAACAACAAGCTACAGAAACCAAACAAGAAGTAAAACTTCCACCTTCTATTGAGGTTGATGGGAAAACATATAAAAGACCAGAAGGATTTACTGACGATCAATGGAGTCGCTACCTTGAGTCTCTAGGAAAAAATAAAGACAAATCAAAATGAGTCCAGAAGAATGGTTGAAGCAGGAGAAAGAAAAGAATCAAGCATTGTCACCAGAAGAATGGTTGGCAAGGGAGTCTGCTGAAAAACAATCATTATCTCCAGAAGAGTGGCTTACTCAAGAAAAACAAAACGATCAAGTCGCGGAGAATCTTAACAAAGAAGCGCAAGGTATCCAGCCAACTGTTGTTGTTGGCATCCCCGGCGGTGGCGGTGTTTCAATCCCTGTTACGGCAGAGCGCACTCAAGAGTCCGTAAATAAAGAGCTTGAGTCTAGGGTTAAAGAGGCAGAGAAAGATCCAGAAAACGAGCCATCGTTGGGTAAAGTGGCGATGGGTATGGGCGCAGAAATTGGTATTGCTGAATCCGCGAAATTATCCGGAACTCTTGGTGGAGCTGCTGTTGGCGGCCCATTTGGAGCTGGAGTTGGATATGTTGGTGGCGCACTTACTGGCGGTGCGCTTGGTAGTATTGCCGCACAAAAGATTGAAGGAAGAGATTCAACCAACTGGTGGAGAGTTGCGGCTGATGCGGTTCTCAATGTTATCCCTGGGACAAAGCTAACAAAAGGGCCGAAGATGTTAGTGAAGGCATCTGAGGTTTTAGCAAAAAAACCAATAGCAACCACCGCCATTGTTGGTGCTGTCTCTGCTCCAATTGCAACCGCCGCTGAAGAAATTCAAGAAACTGGTGAAATTCCAGATGCGGCTAAACTAGCAAAAGCGTCAGCTATTGGTTTAGCGTTTGGTGCTGGACTTGGGTTATCTCAAGAGAAAGTGATTCCAATTCTAAAAAGAATCTCTGGAAAATCTCCAAAAGAATTTAACGATTTAGTCAATAGTGGAGATCAATATGCAAACGCTTATGTTGATGCTATTTTTGCAGGAGTCGACGAAAAAGACTTCTTAACCAAAGATGACTTAAAGCTATTTATTGGAACTCTTGGCCAGACCGCTAAGGCTAACATTGCGCCAACTAAAGTTGTCGGACAACAGGCTGCTCAAGCAATGCGCGATGCGGCTAACATCGCATCGGCTGGTCGCGAGATTGGTGGTTTGCTTGGATCAAGGGTAAATGATGCTATCGCAAAGTCTTCAGATCCAGCCGCAGTCCAGCATTTTGCGTTGGAATACATTACTGGTCAAGCACCTAAAGTGCCAAAGGAACTAGAGTCCTTGTCCACTGACATGTCTCAAGCTAGGAAGTACATCGCTGAGTATCAAGATGGACTTCTAGAAATGCACTACAATGGGCAGAGAAAGATGCCTGATATGTTGGTCAAGTATATTGAAGAAAGCAAAAATAGAGGTGACTATCTAACAAGATCGTATGCTTTTTACGGAGATGCTAACTACTTCCCGTCAAAAGAAGCGACCAAAGAACTGCTTGATGATCTAACCACACAACCGCGCATTGGAATAGATGAGCGTAAGTTTATTCGCAAGACTGACGCACAGGGAAACAGGCTTGAGATTGAAAATCCAAACTACGGATCTGAGATCGACTTGCCACCGATGAACAAAGCTGAGGCGGAAAAGTACATTGCTGACCTTAACCTTAAAAAAGCTAGTAATCCAGATGAATTACACAACTGGATCTACTCACAGAACGCTGGAATCTTAAAAGAGAAGAAGGATTTATCCCCAGCTCTTAGAAAATATCTTGGGGAATACACAACGCCAGGCGAGAAAATCAGCGAAACAATGTCAAAGCTGTCTAGACTTGTGGCATACGATAAAGCTGACAACCAGATCTCTAACATCTTTAGGGATATGGGGATCGCAAAGTTTGCTGGGGAAGGAGTAGAGGGTCTTCAGCCGATCAAACTGCGCAGGGGCAACGCAAGGATTGGAGAGGAAGAACTTTACGGGCCGCCAGAATTGCAGACAGCAATCAACCATTTGTACGCAAATGGATCAGATGACGCGACAATGGACTTTGTCGGAAGGACTTTTGTAGATGCCTACCAAACATCTTTGGCTGCGTCTAAAGCAATGAAGACCGTATTTAACCCAGCTTCATATGCAACAAACTACATCTACGGCCCAATGAATATGGCTGGGATGGGGATGAATCCATTCAAAAAGTTTGGACGAGGAGCGAAGTTTGCCGCTGCTCAGTATGAGCCGGTAGCCAAGATGATGTCTAATGTTGACATTGACGAGTTTAAGGCATGGAAAGAACTTGGCGTATTTCCTAAAGGGTTGGCATTTTCCGACATCCAAGCAGGATTGAAATCTGGAAAGATTGGCAGATTCGCACAGAAGATAATTGATCCAGTTGGTAAGGCATACAGCTTCGCTGATGTTCAGAATAGATACATTACAGCAAAGAACTACGAGTCTCAATTGTTCAAGCAGTTCCCAGGAGCATCTCCAGAACTTGTTAGAAAAGAAGCCGCAAGATTTACAAACAATACGGCTCAGAACTATGACTTCGTTAGCAATGGTGTAAAGACACTTTCTAAAAATGGTCTTCCAGCAGATCAATTTGCGGTATTTACATTTGAACTTATTCGTAACCAGTACCACCAAGGTAAGCTTATCAAGAATATGCTTGATGGTTCTTACGCCGAGGAGATGGCAAAGAAGTTCGGTGTAGTTCCAAATCAAAAAGCAATTCAAGCGGAAGCTTACAAAAGAATTGCGTCAATGGTTATGGTTTATGCTACCACCACTGCAACTGCCATGAAGACAATGGAGTTTCTTGGAGTTGATCGCGAGAAGGAGCGAGCATATCGTGAGACAGTTCTTCCAGATTACGCTGAAAAAAAACCATTATTCATCAAGGATAATCCAAAAACTGGCGAAGTTGGGTGGATGAACCTGTCATACGTTGTACCGCAGCAACAATTGATTGGTCCGTTTATAGCAGGACTTAATGGAAGGTCGATAAATGATGCTGTTAAATTTGGGATAACTGGATTAGCTGAGGATGTTGCTGGCACTGGATCGTTCGTAATGAACACGCTTTCCCAAGCTGCAAACAATTACAATTTCGATACAGACAGACCAATAAGTACATTACCAGAAGGTATTGCAAAAACAAAAGAACAAGCAGAGTTTGCAGTAAATAACTTATTTACTCCTAATTTTGTTGATTTCGCTAAAAAATCACAAACAAGGCCGGTGTCTCAAACAGTTCAAAAACTTGCCGGGATTAGATTCAATGATACAAATATAGATAAAGGGTTTGGATTTAGGGCTAGGAATTTAAAGAACAATCTTAAAGCTATCAGCTCCAATATATCCTCCGAAAGATATAAGGTTGAAGAAGGAAGGATAAATCAACAAGAATTTGATGAAGCCTATAATCAAAACAACCAATCATACAGAGACAACCTTCAAGCGTTAAATCGCCATGTTGCAAACCTTCGTACTATTGGACTGACCGACGGGAAGATTGCGACAATGCTAAAGGACAATGGATTTGGTAGCGAGATTGCGCTTGCCGCTCTTGATGGAGAGATTCTTGATGCTCCAAAAATTAAGCGTGATACCATCACGGATACCTACGATGAGTTTGGCAACATCCCTAGAAAAGAGATTGAAGCTAGAATCCGTGAGATTGCAAAGCAAGATCCAAACAAGGGCAGGTCATTGGTAAGTCATCACAAACAGCGTCTTATTGATGACAAGTTAAATATTGGGGATAAAGATAAACTGGTAAAAGCACTTAGCACCAGTGATGGGACTAGGGCTAGATATATCTTTAAACAGATGCAGAAGAACCAAGAACCAGATTCTGTTCTTAAAATGTTCATGAAGAAGGGCATTGCCACACCAGAGGTTGTGCGCGACATTAGAATCCTACAAAAGAAATGAAAACAAAAAGCAAAAAGCAAGTCCGCTACCTGCTCAGTAAGATCTCGCCGCTTTCCTCGACGCAACAGAATAAGCTCAAAAAAGAGTTGCACTCTGGAGCCGTTAAGGTTAAAAACGGCAAGAAGACCAAATGAGCGACGAAGACCTATCAGCGATTGATAGCAAAGAGGCAATGAAAGAGTTCTTCCTTGAAGTCAAGGAAAGGGCGAAGCAATTTCCTCGAAACACTATCGAGAACTACAACCCGAATGTGGCGGCACAGATCCTCTGGATGCTGGCACAGGGTGGGCGTATCAATGCTATCGCAAAGAAGTGCAAGGTAACGCATGAGACTGTTCGTGCGCTGGAATGGAGACATAACGACACGCTGGAGTCAAAACGCAAGGAGTTCTCCAAGCGATACGCTATTGCTGCGGCTGAGTACACAGACCTTTTGTTTGAGAAGGCCGAACAACTGAGCCGTGACCCAGACCAGCTCAAGGCCATCTCCCCAGACCGATTGGCGTTGACTATTGGTATTATGACCGATAAGGCTGGACAGCTCTCTGGTATGGCTAGTACTATTGTTGAGCATCGCAAGGGGCCGTCTATTGACGATGCCGCCAAGATGATTGCAGAAGCCAAGTCTCGTATTGCCAATAAAGTCAAAGCCCAAGCAGTTGAAGCGGAAATCGTAGAATGATACTAGAACCAGAATCCAGACACGAAGATCACCTCAAAGATGGTGGCAACCTAGTCCGCCACTATAGGGTAACGCACGATGGGATTGACTATCCATGTCATACCCTGTGCTACGCCTCGTATCTAGCCGAGAAGTTTAACTCAAAGATCTGGAATGTGGTGCTAGAAAAGCACATGAAGCCATTTATCGGAGTGTGCTTACATTGCCTTGGTCGCAAAAAGTATCGCCATCTTCACTTTGTTAGCGGCAATCGTGGATCACTACCCCCAGATGATGATGCATTTTGTTGCGAGGAATGTGATAGCGTTTACCACATTAAGGACATCTTAATGGAGACGGGCGCGTACAAAACCAAGTAATGCAGTGGCGCAAACATCCAATCCTACAGCCTCCCAGCGATGACGAGGTTGCCTTGATGGAGCCAGATGATCTCATTGAGCTTCATCGGGTGTACCATGAGGCTATTGAGAATTCCGAGAAAGACCCATTCCGCTACGGGTTTAGACTTCCACACTGGGAGAAAGCCGAAGAACAATTATCACAAGTCTCTGAGGTTCTGGCACTTGGTGGGAACAGGTGTCTTGCAGGACATCAAGAGATATTTGATCCAGTAGCTGGAAAGCACATTCAAGTAAAAGATATTCCAAGCAGTTTCCATGTATGGGCATGGGACGAAAAATCACTTGGGTTCGTGGTGGCATTAGCTGGCAAGCCGTTTAAAAAAGATAAGGAAGAAGCCATGCTTCACTTTGAGTTTTCGGACGGCACGAGAATATCCTGTACCGCTAACCACCAGTTCTTCTGCTACCATCGCGGATGGATTCCCGCTGAATCCGTGGCATTTGAAGGCAGTAAGCTAGTGTCGCCAGACGCAATGGAACTTGTTGTCATTTCAGTTTCTAGAGACAATTATGTGCAGGATGTCTGGGATTTTCATGTCCCAATTTACAACAACTACTTTATTGGTGGAGTGTTGTCGCACAATTCAGGCAAAACGGCGTGGGGTTCCTACTGTGTGGTTAAGGCTGCCATTGAAAACCCAAAGTCAGAGATCATGTGCTTTGCTCAGACATCGGAGGTTAGCATACGCCAACAACAAAGCGCAGTATGGGAGTGGCTTCCAGCGGAAATGCGTACCAAGCAAACATCAGCTAATGCCTACATCTCGTACACGAAGAAGAACGGCTTCACGGATAACTCGCTGATTCTACCCAATGGGTCGCAGATTATCTTCAAGACCTACTCTCAATATCAGAACAATCCAACTATCCTTGAGGGCGCAGAACTTGGCAGCCGTAATCCTAAATGGCACAACATTGGTGCTTGGGTCGACGAATACTTATTAGGCCCAGAGCTAATCAATACGCTTCGATTCCGACTTGCCACGCGAGACGCTAAACTGTTGCTTACATTTACCCCGATTGACGGGTGGACTGAAGTTATTAAAGAATACTTAGATGGGGCGGCTAGTGTTGAAAGCCAAGAAGCAGAGCTTTTAGGTGGTGAACTAGTACCCTATGTCCAGAGAAGCAAAAAGCGCAACGCCAGCGTCCATTACTTCCATAGCAAGGACAACCCTTTCGGTGGCTACGAGCGTATTAAGGAGACACTAGTTGGGCGGCCTCGGGAGGAGATCCTAATTCGTGCGTACGGGGTTCCAGTTAAGTCCCACGCCACCAAATTTCCCAAGTTCAACAAGGAGGTCAATGTCGTTTCCCCCGACAAGATCCCGACTAGTAATGTTACGCGTTATCATATCATTGACCCAGCTGGATCGAAGAACTGGTTTATGGCGTGGATTGCCGTTGATGCGTCTGGGACATTCTGGGTCTATCGTGAGTGGCCGGGTGTTGAGGTTGGTGACTGGGCTGAATGGAAAGGTGGGAAGTGGATGCCGGGGCCGGGAGCTAAAGGTCAAGGGTTTGGTATCCGCGACTACATTGACTTGATTGCCGAGCTTGAAGGTGATGAAAAGATTTTCGAGAGACTCATTGACCCTCGACTTGGAGCTGCTAAGTATCAGTCATCCGATGGCGCATCGAGCATCATCGAGGACTTGAATGACGCTGGTATGGTCTGCCTCCCTGCGCCCGGCTTAGACATTGACGATGGTCTTCAAGCACTTATTGGCAAGATGTCGTGGGATACGACTAAACCAGCAGACTCCATCAACCGACCACATTTCTATGTCAGTTCGGATTGCGAGAATATCATCCAAGCGTTGAGCGAGTACACAGGTGAAGGTGGGTTAAAAGAAGCATGGAAGGACTGCGTGGATATTTTAAGGTACGCTGCTATCGCAGGAATAGATCATGTTGACGAAACCCGTAATTTTGCTACAAGACAAGGAAGCGGAGGCTACTAATGGACAACCTAGAACAAACCAAAGCATTTAGTGATACGCTTGATTCCGCCATTGACAGATTCACCCAAGAGTTCGACTTGAGCTATGCCTCTGTCATTGGGGTGCTTGCAATGAAGGCCATTGAGATCACAATCCAATCATCTATCAACTATGAAGACGACGACGAAACCAGCAGTTAAGCGAGGCCGGCCACCCAAAATTAAGCCAGAAATTCAAGATTCCACCTTGGAATCTCAAGATGGGTTTAGCTACGAGGGCGATTATCTAGTCATCCGCAAATGCCCAAATCCAAGCTGGGTTATGGTTCGGATGGATGGTGAGGCTGTTCCAGTTAAGTGTCCACCTAGGGTATCGCACAAACTAGTTGGCAAACCTATAAAAGTTGCTATGATTCGCCCCGAAGTAGGCGAGGAGTTCTACGAATATATGCCATCATGAGCGCACCAACAGAAGAGCAAGAAGAGTCGATGATCTATGCCGAGGACGGCCCGAATGTCATGGCGTTAGCTGATGCCTACGACAAGTGCCTCATTGACTTGGAGGAATACTTCGAGGCTTGCCTTCGTTCCTATGACGACCGCCGTAACCTGTGGGAAGGTAAAACTGACGATCTGCGCAAACAAGGACCAAATGCCTTCCCTTGGCAGGGGGCGAGTGATATTGAGGTCAATGTCGTAGGAGAGCGTATCGACGCATTTGTGGCCATCCTAGACCAAGCACTGCAGCGTTCCCACATCAAGGCGTTCCCAACATCTATGGCATCCATGCCACGCGCCTCAATGGTGAGCGGATTCCTCAAGTGGATGCGTTCCACCTATATCCCGAACTTCCGTCAGCAGATGGAACTGGGTGCTAATTATCTGCTAGAGAAGGGGCTGATGGTGTCTTATGTCGGATGGAAGCGAGAAAAAAGGACATATTTGCAACGAGTATCCATCGAGGAAATCGCACAAGTCTCCCCCGATCTAGCGGAACTTATTGCCAGTGGCGCAGATGACGAGATGGTTAAGGGTATGCTTCAGACAGCATTCCCAGACCTGTCCGACAAACGCACCAAAAAAGCTATCCTTGATCTTCGCACCAAAGGATTTGCTGAAGTCTCAATTCCTCGTACATCGGTAGATTGCCCAGTAGTTTACTCATGTGCCCCCGATGGCGAGGTACTTTTCCCATCGTATGTGACTGACCCACAGCGTGCCCCTTATGTTTTTTGGCGCACCTTCATGACGGCTCAAGAGCTGGAGAAGAAGGTGGCTACCGAAGGCTGGGATGCTGACTGGGTTGAGACTGCTATCGAAACCCTTCGTGGGAAGGACTCAATGTACCTTGATGGCGAGAAACTCAAGACAATCGACCGCCTGCCTATCACTGACGATAACGACCTTGTTATGGTTGTCTACGGCTACCAGCGTTTGATTGACGAGGAGGACGGGTCTGAAGGTATCTATTGCACGGTCTTCCACCCCACCACCGAGGGCTACGCCAAACACGAACTCCTTAACGGTTATGACGACTACCCCTTTGTGGTTACGCGCCTATCGAACGACCAGAAGCGCATGTACGAAACCCAGACCTTCTCGGACATCCTCCGTGGAGCGCAAATGCAAATCAAGACCGAGCGTGATTCTCGTATTGATCGTGCTTCTCTGGCTACTCTCCCTCCATTGTTGCACCCGGCTGGTCGTCCTCCCTCTGATTGGGGGCCAGGGGTAAGGGTTCCGTATCGCCGCCTTGGTGAGATCCAATGGGGGCCGCCGCCTCCAGCCGACAATGGCTCTATTGAGGTTGAGGTATCCATGACCGCACAAGCCGACCGTGCCGTTGGTCTGGATATGGCTAACCCAATCTCTGCCTCACGCCAGCAATTCGTGGTATCCAAGTTCTTGGATCATGTCCGCGATGTACTCAACATGGCGTGGAAACTCTATCAGCGCATGGGGCCGGATGAGGTATTCTTCCAAGTTACTGGCAATCCAAACCCACAGGTGATGACCAAGGGTTCGGCTGATGAGAACTTCAGCATCGTGGTCAACTTCGACTCACAGAGCAACGACCCAGAGACTGCTGAAACACAGCTTAAGAACATGGTGTCCTTGGTGCAGCTCGACCGCAATGGCATCATGGATGTGAACAAGTTGCTTGAATTTACAGCATCTAGTATCAACCCGATCTTTGCTGACTATGTTCTCCAGCCTGCCGAGGAAGCGCAGCAGAAGGTGGCTAAGAATGTCACAGATGACCTTGCCAAGATCTTCGCTGGTATCGAGGTTCCTGCCCAGCCTAATGGCGCACAGATGGCGATGCAGATGATTCAAGCGTATGTCCAGCAGCCCGATGTAGCAGCACGCGCACAGCAGGACGAGGCATTTGGCGCAAGGCTTCAGAAATACATGGAGCAATACCAGTTCCAGCTTCAGCAAATGCAGAACGCTGAGATTGGTCGTATCGGCACAGCCCCAGCTCAAATGGGCGGAGTGACCACTCAAGGAATGCAACAAGGATAATCTATGAAAAAGCCAAAATCAAAAGCAGCCAAACAAGCAAAGATTGGTAAAGTCATGGGCGAATACAAAGCAGGTACTCTCCACGCTGGTCGTGACCCTAAAGGCCCGAAGAAAGCACCTATTGTTAAGAGTCGCAAGCAAGCAGTTGCTATTGCACTCAGTTCGGCTGGAATGTCAAAGCGCAAGTAACTTATGAAAAAAGGTAAATCATGTGGCTGCGGCCACGAAAAGATGGAGCGCAAAGGTAAAGGCAAAGGCAAAAGCTATGTCGAGATCGAGATCAAGATGAGCCGTGCGCCTAAGAAGACCGCCAAGCGCAAGTAAGCCATGAAAACAAAAATGATCAAACGAGCAGATGGCTCCATGTCCAAGCGTGGAATGTGGGACAATATCCGTGCCGCTACTGGATCTGGCAAGAAGCCAACCAAGGAAATGCTCAAGCAAGAGCGCAAGATCAAACGCGCTGAGAAGCGTAAATAATTATGCCGGGTCTTCTGTCACAAGCATACGGGACAAACCCAAAACCAAAGGCACAACAAGCCATATTTGGTTATCAGATGCGTCAACCATACGAGTCTGAAGCTCAATTCTTCAAGTCTCGCCCAGATGTTAGAGGAATGGCGGCAGAGGATGGCAAGATTGTTTTAAATCCGTATTCTGAGTTGTCTCAAAATGAAAAAATGGCAGTCGCTAAGAATGAAGCGGCTCGCTTGTGGATTCGTGACAATAAGCCTAAAATTGACATCAATATTAACGATGCTCAAAAGCAGTTCTTTGCTGGTACTGAGTACGCTCAAAACCCGCAGGCAATGAAAGAAACTATCTTAGCTCGTATCATTTCTGGAGATCCTAGCGCAAAAGCCGATAAGTCACAGATACAAGCGGCCAATGAACTTCTTTCTCAGATAGAAAAATCCACAGCCAAACCAACAATCACCCAATCAATCATGTCCGCTATGGGCATGAAGCGCAAGTAACCCTATCCTAACAAGGTCAATTCCCAGGGCTATGCTCGTTCGGCCTATCGAGCCATGATCAAATGAGGACGGTCATCGGATTCCAAATCCGCTTCCGAGTTAATAGGCCGCCAATCTAAAACCAACATGACACCAATACCTAAACCAGACATCCAGACAGCAGTAGAAGCCCTCCGTGATCGTGAGGAATATGCTGCTATCCTTCAGTTTATCTACGACGAGCGTGAGAAGTTCTTCGGTGACTTACGCCAAGCAGAATCCTCTAACGATGTGATGAAGATCGCAGGGTCTATCGCTACTCTAGACGAGTTGCTTGCGGTCCTCTCTTGACAAACCCTGTCTAATCTGCTAACGATTCCCACGCATTCAACTTCGGTTGCGTGTTTTGTTTCGTTTAGTTCATTGTTTCATCGTTTGGGTTGCGCCCTCGGGAGGTTAAAATCTCTCGGGGGTGTTTCTTTTGTAACATCACCCATGTTACTTTGCAAAACTAGTGGTACTTAGTACTACCTACCGTTAAGTTGACTTACACTTGTCTTATTTAGTACTAATTTGTACTAATTTAGTAGTAGTGGTGACTCCCGGCATTCGAGGAAGGTTCTAGGGCATAGTTCGCCTTAAACGGCTAAACTATGTAGATACTCCCGTATATTCTTCGGAAAGGACATTCACACACCAGCTAGGCTGGAACCAAGGATAGCAGAGGGTTGAGGCTGTAGGTCTGCATCAAGCTCCTTGATCGTCACACTCTATTTAGCTACGCCGCAACTGACTTCAAGCGTAGTACCCATGAGACTTTTACCTAGCTTCCGTACGGTCGTTTTAGCGTTCCTCGGTTACCTGTCTATGTTGCTATACCTCTGGGTAAAACAAAGGGCTAGCACGAGGAAGTCAGAACCCGCGCTAGCCCTTAGATCCGTTGCTTAACGCTTCGGAGGGGTGATTGGTGACAGATTTCTGACTTCCTGTCGACGCAAATAATGCACGATTTCTGTGACAAGTCAACACCAAAATAGTTATTCCTTGACGTAAAAAGTACCAACAATTTACTCCTAGACTAAACGTGGCTTGACGCAAATATTGACAAATTCCGTTAATTTCGTTACGTGTTTATTTATGCAAGAAGTCAAGCAAAAATTAAAATGGGGAACTATTGGTGAAGATGGGCGAGTTTTTGTAAGTCGTCATAAATGCGGAAAGGAATATTGGGTGTCTAAAGAACACTTCGATATAATGAAGAAATCTAAACAGGAAAGAGAAAGGATAGCCTACAGAAACAGCGACAAACGTAAGCACAGTGCGCTTTTATTCTCAAGGGGAAAGAAGGGCAGAAATTTAAGATTAAAACGAGTGTATGGAATTTCGCTTGAAGACTACGAAATAAAACTATCTGAGCAAAATGGAGTGTGCGATATTTGCAAAAAAGCATGCACAACGGGCAAAAGGTTAGCTGTTGACCATGACCACGAATCATTAAAGGTAAGGGGACTGCTGTGTACCAATTGTAATAAGGGGCTTGGGCATTTCAAGGAGTCTCCAGAAATTATCTTGAATGCGTTAGAGTATCTTAAAAAATGGGATAATTAACCCACGGTTTTTCCGTTCCGTCAATAGGAAATCTTTAAGATCACAATTTGTGATGAGTTCCTCCGACCTTTACTCCGACATTTCCTCCGACATTTTGCGTCAAGTTTTGTGTTAAATTTAACCCATTATTTGTCACGGATTTTGTTGGATGAATCGTTAGTTTCCCTTGTTGTTATGCGGCAAATTTAAGGTCGCAATTTGCGACCGGGTTCAATACCTTACTAAACTACTTGACTTACTGATGATTTAATGCTTGACTCCACTCATCGCCGCCGCAGGGCGTTAACCAGCGTACAAAAATGACAGACAATACCAATCAAGCTATCGCCGAGGCTGACGAATCGGTGTCCGACAATCTCAGTTTCGAAGAGCTTATTGCTCGTAGAATTGGGGAACAAACTGCACCAGAGGAGACTGAAGAAGAACCCGAGGATGCCGAGGAAACCGAAGAAACCGAACCTGCCAGTCAAGACGACGAGGAAGAGGTGGAGGAAACCGAGGAAGAGTCCGAGGAGGAATCAGAGGAATCCCAAGAGCAGTCAGACATAGACCTGTTGAATCTGACCCCAGAGCAGATCCAAGATCTAGCCAAGAAAGGCAAGAGCCGACTCCTTCAAAGGATCGGAGAACTCACCGCCCAGAAGCGCAGTCTTGAGGAAAAGCTGGCGGCACAGCCACAGATGACTCGCCAAGTCGAAGAGAACGAGATTCCAGAGGCAATCCGAAAGCTGAATACTTTCGAGAACCTCAAGGACTTCTACGACGAAATGACGAAGACTCTGGAGTCAACGGACGAGATCTTGGACGAACATGAAGACTACGGGCCAGATGACATCATCACCGTAGGCGACAAGGAGTTCACCAAGAGACAAATCCGCAAGGCCAACAGGAACGCTAAGGAAGCACTAACCAAGTACATTCCAGCCCAACAGCAACAGTTGATCAAGGTTGCTCAGTTCGGCGAGATGTCCAAGCAGTACTCCGAGGCCGCCAAGAAAGAAGTTCCAGAGATCCAAGACGAAGAGTCCGAGATCGGAAAGAACTACAAGGTGCTAGTCGAAGACCCCCTAGTTGCGAGAGTAAAGCGGGAAATCCCCGAAATTGGGATGCAAATTGAATACATTCTTGCTCATGCAGCGAGATCTATCTTTGGAAAGAAAGCTAAGGCTATCCAAGCTGGAGCTGGGAACAAGTTGAAGGTGTCACCACCCGCTTCCCCAGTTGGATCTGGTTCGGCTAAGTCTGGTTCTAATACCAAGGCAAAGGTCAAAGACGCATACAGCAGGTTTGAATCGACTGGTTCAGTCGAAGATTGGGTTGCATCACGAATCGCTAAGTTAAAATAACCTTTATTAAATCACTATTATGAGTATCTCGAATACCTATCAACCAAATGCGCCCCAGGCCAAGACTGGCCAAGGTTCCGCTATCTCCAACCGCGAGGATCTCAGCAACGAGCTGACCCTCCTTGCTCCCGAAGAAACCCCGCTCCTCAGCCTTTGCTCCAAGGGCAAGGCAAGTGGTACTTTCAGCGAGTGGACTGCCGATGTTCTTTCGGCTCCTTCGACTGCTGGTATCTCTGAAGGCACGGATGTGACTTCATTTGATGACAAGTTCGCTAGCCGCGCTCGTCTCGGTAACTACACCCAGATCTTCCGCCGCGACTATCTCGTGTCGAACCTGCAACAAGCCGTTAGCTCCGTTGGCCCTGCCAATGTTGCTCAAGCTGAAGCTAAGTCGATGCGTGAACTCAAGCGCGATGTTGAGGCTGCTATCTGCTCGGACAATGATCGTACCGTTGAGAACGGTGCTGGTACTCCATACGCCCTCCGTGGCCTTGGTGACTGGCTCGACTCAGCTGGCCCTTCGGATGTTCCTGCCGCTTACCGCACTCCTTCTGGCTCGATTGCTACTTCGTCCCCTAACGAGACGACCTTCAACGACATCATTGCTTCGATCTACACGGTCAATGGCGAGGCTAATAACCTCACCCTTATCGCTGGTGTTGCTCTCCGCAAGGTGATCTCGAACTTCACCCGTTCGTCTGGTGCTGCTGCTTCGGAAGCTGTTTATCGCGTCAATCAAGATGCTTCAGCCAAGAAGGTTACGCACTCGGTGACCGTTTATGAATCCGACTTCGGTTTCGTCAATGTCATCAACGGAAACCCTTCCTGCATGCCGAATGCTAATCGTGGTTATGTTGTGAATCCGAAGTATCTCGGCTTCAACACCCTTATCCCGATGGGTTCGACTCGCCTTGAGAACCAAGGTGGTGGCGAGCGTGGTTTCGTGGACATGGTTGGTACGCTTGTTTGTAAGCACCCTGGCGCACACGGCAAGATCGCTTACTAATTCGCAACTAAACACTAAAGAAAGAAAATATATTATGCCACAACTTGCAAATAACGAGCGTAGCCCCTACACGGATGTTGTTAAGATCACCGCTGCTGACCTTATTGCCATTGGCAATGGTGGTACTCGCGTGATTGCCACGATTCCCGCTGGTGGTGCTGTTGAACTCTGCACAATCACTAACACCGTTGACATCGTTGGTTCGTCCAGCCTTGTTGTCGATGTCGGTACGACCCTTGCAGACCCCGATGAGTTTGTTAACGCTCTGGATGTCGACGCTATGACCGTTGGCCTTCCGACCGTTAACCAAGGCGACCAGTTCACTGCTGGTACTGCCGTCTCGACGACTGGTCTGACCCAAGCGGTTCTTCCGCGTGCTACTGCCGCCCCTGTCTACATCAAGGTGACCGATGCCGCTGTAGCTTCGATCACCGCTGGTGAGATCATGATTGGCTTCCGCATCTTGGATCTTACCAAGTTTGCCTAATCCCTGATAGCGGGGGGTGGGTTCTATCCCCATCCTCCGCTCTCTCCCAAACCAAACGATGATTTCTGAAGAAGCAATGACTGACGCGTTGGTAAAGGAGCTTTGCTCTGGTCGCCAGCTCATGGAAACAAAACAAAAATTCCGCGAGGTTTCCGCAGCACAAGAAGCTGACACTCTCCGTGGAGTACAAACTGGCGCGTTGGGACGGGCAGTTGCCGTAGTTCCATCGCATGAATACTTTCTAATCCGTAATAAATATGGTGAGGACGCATGGCATGACCGTGAGTTCATCCGCGATTTCCAGAAGTTCCACCCAGAAATGGCCCCTAACGCTATCTGATGCAAACACGAACCTACGCTGACCTTTTCTCGCTTATCCAAGCCCTGTGTGGTGTGGTGTTCGCCAGTATTGAAACTCCACGCATTAAGGCGTTAATCAACCGCAGGGCTATCCGAGCCTACCGCGCAAGCAACTACTGGACGCGATTTCTCAAGATTGGCGAGGAACGCTACCTTGCTGACGATCCAATCGCAGTCACAACCACCGTCTCTGGCACGGGGTACTTCATCGAAACCGTTGGCAACACCGACTTCACGCTGATCGGTGCTACCGCAAGCACGGCTGGCGAGTACTTTGTCGCCAATGGCGCGGGAACTGGCACAGGAACCGTCAGGCAATCCTTGGGCTATATTCCATACGACGAGACAGGAAAGAGCAGCGTGGATACCTTCCTGCGTATTTTTAAGCAAGCCCCATATGTCTCGGCCTCGGTTCAAGAGTTTGACTACACAGTTACTTCTAGCGGAGCTACGCTAGTTGCTGGTGACCTCAACCCAGAGACTGCATTCGTTACCTACAAGGCACAGTTCTCAGACACCTACGGAGATGGATCTGGTGAGACATCCACCATCCCAGTCGAGTGGTTCCAGTACCTTGCCCACGGCACATACGCCGACTACCTCCGCGCTGAAGGCCAGCAGGAAAAGGCCGCCATTGCCGACCAAGAGGCAGAGATGCTTTTGCAGGACGAACTCATCCGTCTGGACGAGAATCACACAAGCGGCTTTGTGAGCAATCGCATCCGCACTAACGCTAACATGCAACTTCGCTGGTAATATGCAATACTCGCTTTCGAATCGACTTGGAAGGTTTTCTGGTGTCCTTGATCCAGCGGCAAAATCATATATTGCTTTAGTTGAAGCTGCTGATGGTATTGCTCTTGAACCATTAATTAAAAACGCAATCAATAATTTTGTTAAAGGTTGCAAGTCTGATGCTAGTCCAAATTCTGGGGTAAGTAACTGGGATGCAATTAAAGCATGTTGCTTGCTTGCTGGGCCAAGAAGTCTTAATGGCGCACTTGTTCCGCTTAAAGGTTCTGCCCCAACTAAATTTGGGTTTGTCGGAGCAGGTACGGACTATGCTAGAGCAACTGGCCCAGTTGGAAACGGTACCACTAAATACCTTAATTCAAATAGGCTGAACAACGCAGACCCACAAAACAATAACCATAATTCAGTTTATATTACAAACGCAATAACAAATGTTACTGCGGCTTACATTGGTGCTGGAGGTGGGAGTGGGGCTGGAGCAAATACAATAAGTCAAACTAATACAACAGCTACATTAAGATCAAGGAATGTTACCGCATTGTCTTTGGGTGTGCCTCACATAAATGGTTTTGTTTGCCATTCAAGAAACAGCAGCGGATCATACACCTATAGGTTTCGTGGGACGACTGGATCAAACACAGTCACTTCTGGAACACCATCAGCTGATAATGTATTAGTATTTGCTAGAAGCAATGGGGCTGCTGTCGAGATTCCTACAGCGTCATCAATTGGATTTTATTCGATCGGGGAAGCGGTAGATGTAGTTAAACTGGAGAGCAGGGTTAATTCATATTTCTCATCAATCTTGAGTGTCCTGTCCCCGCCACTTCCATCTACACCATCCGCATATATTCTTGGATCTAGTACTGCTGTAGGAACTGGAGCAACCGCTGGTAACTCTTGGGCATCTAAATTTACCACTTATTATACCAGTACTGGTACAACTACGAATCTCGCTGTCGGTGGTACTACAATAGCAAACGCATCACCAACTGGCTATACAATTCCAACTGGATGGACAGATCAGCCCGACCCACTGAAGAACATCACGTACGCCGCGAACGCTGGTGCTGATCTGGTTTTAATCAACTTCCCCAGTAATTTTATTAACCAAGCAAACGGCACTACTGCAAATTACATGACGGTTTTGTCATCCATTGTTAGTTTGTGTGTTAATTTGGGGATTGACTATAGAGTATTTACAACGCAGCCAAGAAATGTGGATACAACTAAAAAACAAATTCTTAAAGATACTGCTGATGCAATTATAGCAACATACGGATCTAAGGTCGTAAACACATTTGCTGAACTGGCAGATCCCGTAACGCTCGAAGTAAAATCAACATATAGCGCAGGAGATGGTGTTCACATTAACAACGCTGGTCATCTTTATTTGTACAATCAATTAATCGCAACATTATAATATATTATGAAAACTACCGCACTTGGCATTCTCACTATCGTCGCAACGCTCGCTAATGTTGGCGTTCAAGTCCTCAAGGGTGGCGCACCCGACTTCATGGGTGCTTTTGCCGCTGTCACGGCTGGCATCGGCCTCATCAAGGCGAGGGACAACAAATGATCCCAGACCACGGGCGCGACTTTCTGCATGGGGTTGTGGGCAGCGTTGCCCCAGCCCTTGGCTTTGTCACCTCCATGCAGGAGCAGGTTGAGTGGAGTCTGCGAGTCACCTCTCTGATAATCGGCATCATCGTGGGCTTGCTTTCCCTGCGGAAATTGCTTAAAAAGCGTTGAGTAGGTCAAGGTGGTCTTGACCTGTAGTGTAAATTACAGTCATGAATCACAACCAGATCATCGAGCTTCAGAAGCGTGTAGGAGCCACTCCAGACGGGTTCTTCGGAGAGAAGTCCATAAAAGCCTGCAAGGAACATCTCCGCAAGCTCATGCCCGTAGACCACCCTTGGCCGACACAGGATCAAGGTGCGCTCACTAGGTTCTATGGAAGGGCTGGTGAGGAGTCTATGCTGGTCAACCTTGCTGTCAATGACCTCGATATTCGTTATGATGGGAAGAATGTTAAGAGCATTCGCTGTCATCACAAGGTAGCCCCCAGCCTGCGTAGGATTCTAGAGAATATCAGCAAGACACCCCATGCGTGGGTTCTCAAAGAGTACGCTGGGTGCTACAATCACAGACCAATGAGAGGCGGTTCTCTGCCCTCCCTGCACGCTAGAGGCGCGGCTATTGACCTTGCGCCTAGCACCAATCAGTTCCGCGAGCATTGGCCAAAGTCAGCGAACATGCCCATTGAGGTGATGGAAGAGTTCGCCAAAGAAGGATGGTTGCCAGCAGGTGCTTTTTGGTCCTACGATGGGCAACACTTTCAAGCCACGCGATGAAAATACCCCCATCCATAAGCATAGGTGGGCAGGAAGTGGAGATCGTCGTCGAAAAGGATTTAGCAGAATATGGTCTTTTTTGTCTTGACGATATGAGAATAACTCTGCGTAGTGCGGATACAGACATCATGGCATCCACACTCCGTCACGAAATGATGCATGCTGCTTTTGCCATTGGAGGCATAGCGCATTGCAAGCCTTTCGAGGACATGGAGGAGGGTGCTGTTAGATGTCTGGAGAACATCTTCTTCCCTGCTTGGGAGAGGATCAACACCAAACCAAAACGAAAAACAAAATGTATAAAAAGTTCCTCGTCGCTGCCGATAACCACGGGAGCCTAGTCTCGGAAGAGGCTAAAAAGAAGATACTGGATTTTGCTAAAACATGGAAGCCCCACTACAAGGTGCATTTGGGCGATCTCTGGGACTTCTCGCCTTTGCGCCGAGGATGTAGCCCAGAAGAGAAAGCAGATGGCATCTCTGACGATTACCAGATGGGCTTGGAGTTTCTAGATGCATTCAAACCCGACTACCTAACGCTGGGAAACCACGACGACCGCATCTGGATGAACTCCACAAAGTGCGCTGACGGCATGCTCCGTGAGCATTGTGCAAAGCTCGCACAGGCATCCGAGGACGAGTTCCGCAAGCGCAAGATTAAGTGGGTTCCGTACCATGTGAGCAAGTACCTAATGCTCCCAGAAGGTGGACCAAAATTGATCCACGGGTTCCGTGCCACAATGTACCCTGCTCGTTCCCATTACGAGAACTGGGGGCCATGCATCCACGGTCACGTCCACAAGCCCGATGTCTATGTGGCTCGCCACATCGAAGGTCAATCCTCGTTCTCCGTTGGATGCCTTGCCGACATCGACCAGCTGTCATACGCCGACCGTACACCCGCGAAACTGGCGTGGCGCAATGGGTTTTTGTACGGCCTCATCAATGAAAAGACAGGCGCATGGCAGGCGTGGAATGTCATCAAGGAAGGTGATGTCTGGATCTCGCCTATGGGCATTCTGTAGCCGATCACCTACATCAAACCAATGTACCCGAACGACAACAATGAAAACGAAACAAGACGAAAACGAGTTTATGATTAAAGCTATTATTGCGAGAAATCGCTTCTTAGAGCAAGAATCGGCATCAAATCATGGAGATTACAAATTTCCGTGGTGGGTGAATATACCTATAATTTGGATGTGGTTGATTATGCTTTTTATTTGGACATCTGTTGCCATTGACATATTTAACTCAATCTTCAAATGAAAACGAAACAAGCACTAGACGCACTAGATAAAGCTATTGCCCTCATCGGCACAGAGCAACCTCGCCGCGATGACGAGTTCACCGTGAACGAGTACGCTGAAAGGGCTGGAATCTCCCCACCTCACGCTGCTGGAGTCCTACGGCAAAAGGTTGCTGACGGATTGCTCGTCATGCGTAAGAGCCGAGTCAACGGACGGAGTACCAACATGTATTCCTTGGCCGAGTAAGTGCACATTCTGGCAACTTATCCGCTAGAATGCTACACATTATGGAAATGTGGACATATTGCGTCCACTTTTGCGTATGGTTACACAGACCCTTGTTTGCGGTAGCTTGTCCAGTTGAAGTGCAATCCGCATCCATTCTCACGGATTCTGTCTAGCACCGCCGCTGATAATTTTGAGGCAAATTCCTCGCGTGAGTAGTTGGAAATCAATATGGTAGGCCTTTCGTTGCGATAACGAGCGTCGATAATACTGGTGATCTTCCTATCCTCGAAGGGTGTTTCACCGCGCTCCTGGAACTCGTCAATCACTAGCAACCCTGCCTCGGTGTATTTCTTCACCACGGACATCTCGGATTGCTCGGAGTCTGGTCGGAATGTATCACGGATCTCCATGAATAAGTCTACCGCCGTGGTGTAAATGGCGGGTCTGTCCTTCTTCCCGCAGTTCCAGCCCATGCCCCCAGTGGCAAAATGCGAGTCTTTTGGGGTGCATTTCTTGGCAACCTCGTAGGCCATGCGGGTCTTACCCGTGCCATTCGTGCCGTACATCACCACAATGCCCCCAGAATCGCTTGTAGCGAGGGCTTGGCGGTAGTGTGTCCACCACGCATCTCCAACGCATTCTGGGGCGTCCTCGTAGCGTTTAGGAAATCCCTTTAATGTGTTCATGCTCGGCTCCTCCTTCTGCGGTATGAGGCCTCTAACACATCCGTGAGGCGGTAGAACTGCCTCTTCTCCTTGTACTCGTCCCAATTGACCTCTGGCGTAGGCTCGATCCCCTCGGACTCCTGCGTCCGAATTAGCCTTTCTACGGCACTAGATAGCGAGCAATCTATCCTTTTGGAAAGGTTATCTACCCGCTTGAATGTCTCCACCGAGAGCGAGACTCGGATGTTGATC